TCAGGCTCGTAGCCCAGCATGCGGCGCCAGCGGTCGTTGTAGCGCGACTGGCCGGTGGCGGGGTCGAGTTCCCAGGTGCCGAGCGCCGCGCCATCGACATCGAAGAACGTGAATGTGCCGCCATTCAGCGCCGTGGCCGTGCAGCGTGTCTTGTAGAACCCGTCCTGATAGCCCGGCTGCAGGATGGGCACGGTCTGGGTGATCGTGCCGTTGCCGATGTTGGTTGCCCGCCCGGCCCGCAGCAATTCGTTGTCGTTGTTGCTCAGCAGCAGCGCCGACGCCGTCGCTCCCTCGGGATAGATCGCCGTCAGGTTGGTAATGTGCCCGCCGGCAAAGTTGAACATGCCGAGCGATGTCTGGCTGCCCAGAATATGGTTGGAGACGTAACCGCCGATTTCCGGGTGATCGCAATAGGTCAGCAGTGACATGTAGCCGCCCGACCTCGAATTGCTGGCGCGATTGTCCTTGAATGTCAGTCCGCCGATGCGCTTGTCGCTGAGGCCGGTAATGTAATAAGCAAGGCCACCGACATCGTCGACCGAGTTATTCGAGAGATTGAGGTAGGAGTAGGTCGCCCCACCGGCATTGGTTCGCACCGAGAAGCCCGTGCTGTTGCACCTGAGAAGAGTGTTTCCGGTGATGTCCATGGTCCCGACAACGCTCGTATTGTTGCCGATGCTCATGCCAAAGTATGCACCGTCCACCATGTTGTTGCGCACGACAGCGTGCGCCGCTTCGACGTGGATGCCCGAGCCCGATGCGTTGATCACCGTGTTGCCGCTGAACTCGACATAGTCGCAACCAGCGTGGGTGTCGATGGCGTCGCCCGCGCCGCCGAACGGCGAGGTTACGCTCGGCGTGTAACGCAGCGAGCAGTCGACGTGGTTGTCGTTGAACTTGACGTGCATCGGACCGGAGCGATTTGGCCCGGCGCTGACCGTGATCGCATGCCGGCACTGCGTCGTGCTGTTGTGATGGATATTGACGTGCGTGCAGTTGTTGGAGATCGCGTATCCGTAGGACAGCCCATGTCCGTCGTGGAGATAACATCCGGTCGACTCGAAATTGACCGTGTCCTGCACCGAGATGCACCCCACCGCTACCTCGACTTCGACGCCAGTGACCTTCACGTTCGAGCAACAATTGAAGTAGATGCCAATCGAATTGTTGACCACGACATCGGTGCGGAACTTGAGATGTCCGCCATGGATGCGAATGTTGTCGAGCGGCGTCATCTTGCGGACAAACGCGCCACGCGACACGAGATAGTCGTAATGCAGCGTGCCTTGCGCGGTGATCACACCCGTGGAGGAGTTGACCTCCAGCGCCCGCACCACCTCGCCACGATAGGTCGACAGGCCGGCGGTATCGTAACGCTCGTTGTCCTGCACGACGAACCAGTCGCGCACCCCGATTCCGTTGAGCCCGCCAGCCGGCCGGAATGACGTGCGCTGCCACAGGCCGAGCGTCACCGCGTCGTGATACATCGCCGCCGCCGCGACATTGAAATTGGTCGTGATGCTCGCCGTGTGGGCCGTCACGCAGCGCCAGCATATGCCCTGATAGGACACACGATCATTTACCGCGTAGTTCGACGGAGTGGTGGTGGTCGAGCCGACCCAGCCCTCCGAAGGACCGATCTGATAGCTGTTCTCGGTAAGCAAAACGATGGGGCCGAGCGTGCCCTGCGCCGTCATGCCAATCGTTCCGGTCGGAGCGGCGGTGAAGTCGAGGATCGCGCCGGGGTGCATCTCGATTGTGATGTTGGCGGGGATTTGGATATTGCGGTCGAGCCCCCAAACGCCGGCCGACACGACCAGCGTCCTCCCAGCAGCGGCCGTCATCGCGGCCTGAAAGCCAGTCGAGACAATGCCGGTGTTAGGATAAGCGTCGTATTGCTGCGGCGTGACGACGCTGACCGAAGTGCTACCGCCGATATCGACTGGACCATCACGATTGGCGATCACCCACTGACGAGTATTTCCATCATCATAATAAACGAAGAGCTGACCGTTGACCGTGCTCCACCACAGATCGCCAGCGACCGGCCCCGATGGCGGAGCATCGGCATTGGTGATGAACGGGACACGCGTCATGCCAGCCCTCCATTGACGATGGTCTGCTGGAAGACCTTGAGGAAGCCCATGGCGCGAGCGTCTTGGTTCTGCTCGTCATCGCGCGCCTGCACCAGACCTACCGCATAGTAGATTACGGGAGGCACGTATTGTGGCTCGATGACCAGCGGCGCGTTTAGATTGATGTGATTGAAGATCGGGACAATGAAGCTATTGGTCAGGAACAGGTCGGGCCGCATCCGGTACATGTCCATCATGCACTGGTTGACGCAGAGGATGATGCTCTCCGTCGAGTAGCGGTACAGACCAGTGGCGAAGTCAGTGTCCTGAAGCAGGATGCGGATTTGATAGAGCAGGTCGCCAATCGTCGCGTACCCTGTAGGAGGCAGGATAGTGCCAGTACCGACGATCCATGCGCTGCCGTCCCAGACATACGTGACCCCCGCAGGAGAGGTGTACTGCTGGCCGGGGACAGGTCCTAGGGGGAAATCGATTTCCATCAGATCACCGTCCAGACCGCGCCGGCAGCGGAGCCCGCCGACGTGCAGCGCCATCCGGCCGTCGCCGCCGTGGCGTCGAGGAAGATGTCACCAAGGGTGCCCGCCGCGACGCCAGTCGGAATGGTCGTGCGCAGGCCACGGATGTTGTTCGCGGCAAGGTAGGGCGCGGCACCCGTCGCCGTGGTCGATGTGATCGGCACGTCGATGTTGTTGCCTTGGATTTCGAGAGAAGACCCGGCAGTGAGATTAAAGCCGGGTCCGGTTCCGCCAATCACATCGTTATCGCGGTACTTCGTGCTGGTCGAACCCGGTGTCAGCGAGACAACAGGTACGGTGGCACTGACCAGAATATTGTCAGCGACGAGAACATTGCTCACCGTGCTGATCTCAAGAGCATGGACCGAGAAACTCTGGATGCGATTACCGGAAACTTCGATGTCAGTTCCCGCGCTGGTGATGGCAACTGCCGGCGTGGCGACACCCGCGCCAACCCGGAGCAGAGGGTTGTTGCGAATGTAAAGATGGTTGAGCGTGCCGCCGGTATGATGGAAGGCAATCTGGACCACGTCGACCGTGTTGTTGCTGACCACGATGTAGTCCGACACGTCACCAACAGGCCCGATACCGCCAATCGAGATACCGCGTCCAGCGCCGAAGATGAAGTTGCCATCGACCAGAACGTTGTCATGACCACGAATGCTGATTGCATAATGATTGACTACACCAACAGCGACTGGCTGCTTGCAGCTGATGTTGTTGTCCGTCACGCGTAGGTTGGCGGCCTTGCCTTTGGGCGAGCCGGCGGTGGCATGGAACACCGTGATGGCGTTCGTCGTCACATCGTGCAGCATCCTGATCGTGTTGCCGGCGACCACGTTGTCGCCGTAGAAGTCCTCGGCCCCAGCCGGAGGCGGCGTAGGCTGGTCCCAAATCTGGGTCTTCAATTCGATGCCCGCACCGTTGTCGTTCAACGTGTTGTTGGTGATGCGGATATTGCGGGCGGCACCGCTGAAGCAGTCGATTGCGCTCTGCAGCGAGGCACGGGTGCAGTTGGTGATGGTGTTGCGCGAGATGATCAGGTTGAGCGAGACGTCGAGCTGGTCGTCGGTCCCGGTGCGGATCACGCCCGAGGTCGCGCTCGCATTGTTCGACAGGCAGCACGACTCGAACAGGTTGTCCGAGATGCTGCAGTTGATCATCGAATTGAAAACGAAGGCATCGTTGAACGTGCCGGTGATGTAGTTGTTGTCGAAGTTGCTGTCCTCGATGATGTAATCGACGCCACTCACGGCATTGTCGGCACCCGAGAAGCTGCAATTCTGGATCAGGTAGTTCCTGCCCCGCTTGCCCGTGGTTGGCTGCAGCACGATGGCCCGGTTGAAGGTCGCGCTGCCTGCCGGGTTGGTCGTCACCGGCATGTCGAAAAACAGGTTGTCGAAGGTGAAGCCGTCGACCTTGTTGACGATGAAGAACACGCTTCCTGCCGTGGCTCCGACTATTGGCTGGATGCGTACCCGGCCACCAAGAGAGACGATGCCGGGACAAGGCGATTCGAGTGGGATGATGACGTTGTTGACCTTGTAGATCGTGCGACTGTCGAGCGCGATCACCCGGCCATCGGCGAGCGCGGCAGTGAAGGCGACGCTGTCGTCCAGTCCGTTGCCGCCACCGTAGCTCTCGACTCGCGCGTATGTCTGGTCACCTGTAGGCCCCGCCGGTCCCGGCGGCCCCTGCGCCCCCTGTGGCCCAATCGTCCCGGTCGCGCCAATTGGTCCCTGCGGCCCCTGCTCGGTGCCGATGCCGGGGTTGGCGACCACCCACTGGATGGTGTTGCCGTCATTGTACCACAGGAACAGGAAGCCCGAGATCGTGCTGTACCACAGGTCGTTGATCGCCGGATTGGTTGGCGGATAAGGCGAAGTCGTGAGATGAGGCACCGCTGACAGGACGGGAGCGTTACTCGTCCCCCGTAACATGTACGACTGTATCCAACCATTACCATCGAACATGTACAGCGCATCCGAAGACGACGTGTACTTCTGCCCGGCTACAGGGTTAAGGGGAAAGTCGAGCATCGGACTACACCTCGTATGCCGTGACCGATTGCAGCTGCATGTTGCTGTTGCGCGGCACGACGTAGCTCCCGCCCGACACGTCGACATTGGACACCGTGGACGATGCACCGTTGTACTGAATGTCGATGTCGTAGAAGCCCGGTGCCATGGTCAGCGTGACCAGCTCGGAGGCGCGGGTCAGCGCCGTGCCGGAAGTCTGGATCGGGCTCGATGCCATGTCTTCCAAGGTAAGGTTGGGCAGGGCGACCCGGATCGTGAAGTCGATTGTCAGACCAGTGACCACTGCCATGCGAATCTGGTTGGCGATCTTTGCGACCGCTGCTGCGGTCAGCGTTATAGTGGCGATGCTGCGCTGGATGACGAGCGGGTCCGCTGTCGGGTCGGTAATGGCGACCGGCAGCGAGGCAAGAAAGCCGCCGCCCACGTCGTACTGCAGGATCGAGTTGTAGATCGTGCCAACATTGTCCCATGTGCCGTCTATCAGACGGATATAGAAGCTGCTCGTCCATATCTGGCCGACCGCCGCCGCGCCGCCGCCGGTCGTGGTCTCGAAGGCGACGCCAACCGTGAAAGGTGCGGTTGGCGTGCCAGCATAGTGGAAGTCGACGCACTGCATGCCGCTCTCGACGACCCCGGCGGTGATGGTGCGGGTGACGCCGTTGACTGTCGTGGTCGTGACCCAGTTGGTCGGCTGGGTGCCGGGTGTACCGCTCACCGCGCCACTGCCGCTGCTGTTGCGGATGGCGTTGGTGGTCGATGCCTCGTTGTGCATACCACGCAGCGAGAGCGATCCGCTGTAATCGAAGCGGGCGGCATTGGCGGCGGCGTTCTGATAGGTGCCGCTCGAATTGAAATACGGCCCGACCGCGCCTGCGCGGGCGACAGCGACACCGGCCGGCAGCGCGCCAGCCATGAAGTCGAAGAAGTAGGCGACAGGCGGCGGCGCGCCGCTGATCACGAAGCCCGTGTTGCCCATGGCGTACCAGTCGGTGCCGTTCTGACAGAACAGCTCGACCACGCCGCCCGGATTGGTGGCGACGATGCCTCCGCCCGCCGCCGTCGCGGTGCCGCCGAGCCAGATCACGTCGCCCGCCCCTGCATGGACGACGAGGTCATATGTGTTGAGGCAGAAGAACTTGTAGCTCAGCCCGGTGACACCCTGCGGCAGCCAGAAATTGATAGCCGCTGTCGCGTCCTCGTTGCTGAAGCTCCAGCCGGTGTCGGATGTCGAAATATCATAATCCGCCACATAATACGGCGAATACTTGCGCACCCCGTGGCCGTTGACGAACCAGCTATCGGCGTCCGGACGTTCCGTCCAGAGGAGCCCGGTAACATCCGCCGACCAATCGCCCGACGTGTGCTCTATCAGGCAGAGCCAGATCGAGCCCAACTGGGAAACCCGGTCGCCCGCCTTGTAGAAATGCCCCGTCACCCACGCGGCGGGGTACGGCGCTTCGACGATGTTGGTGGCATTGGTCACGATCTGCGCATTGACGTGGACTGCGCCGTCCCCCACCGAGCCAAGCCGACGAAGCGCGGATTTCACGTTGGAGATCGTCGTGCCGGTGATCATCGCGTCGACCCGCGAATATGTCCCGGCCTGTATGCCAATGCCGAAGTCGGCGGCCGGGTCGGACATGGTGATGCTGACGCCGTCGATCACGCCACGCCTGATTTCAGATCCACCGACCGCAACCAGTATGATCGCCGTGTTGAGGCAATCGCTGTATGTGCCGCCGATCCGCCAGCCGCTGATATGCGCGAAGTTATTGGCCTGCACCTTGACGCCGCCAGCCCATGCCCCCTTGGCGATGCTGTCGATGATCAGCCGGTCGACCGGGATCATCAAACCGCTGGCCGGTGATACGCCGGACAGGACCTGATAGGCATAGGCTGAGGCGCTGTGCGGATTGATTGTCTCGGCGGTATTGCCAATCATGGTGCATTGGCCGACCAGCCCGGTCGAGGCAAGCACCGCCGGCTGGTAGTATATCCCGCACGCGATGGTGCCGGTGATCTTGTTATACTCGGCGAACATGGCGCGGCCCTGCATCATGATCCCGCCGGGATTGTTCTCGGTCAGATCGCCCGAGCAGTGGATCATGTTGTTGCTGAACGTCACCTTGTCGGCCCACGGATGGGTATCAAGCGAGGCTTCGCGGCCCTCGATGTAGTTGTTCGAGACGATCACATCGGTCGGAATGCCGCCGCCGAGCGTAGCGCCCGACGAAACCGTCACGGCATGACGATTGTTCGAGAAACGGTTGCCGTCGATCACGACATCGCGGCATGGCCCGCCGACCCCGACGCCGTACCAGTTGGGCGTGTCCTCGATAGCGCCATTGAGAAACTTGGCGGTCTCGATGCCCCACAGGTTGACGGAGAACAGGTTGAAGTTCCTGATCCGAACATTGTCGAACAGGGCGCGACGGCCCCACATCACGGTGAAGCAGCCTTGCCGCAGAAGGCCGGCGGGGAGCAGCGTGCCCGAGCCCGTGATCTCCAGATTGCGGAAGATCAGGTTGTCCATCGGCGCGGTGATCTTCTGCATCAGCGCGCCCTTGGCCACCAGATAGCTGTAGCGCAGCGGGGCGTAGAGCGTGACCACGTCGCCGATGACCGACTTCACGATGGCGGTCTCGCCCATCATCACCGACGAGTACCAGAGCTGGCCGGGTGCGCGGATGAAGATCATATCGTCCTGCGCCAGCCCGCCGAGCACCGCGACACCGCCCGGCACCAGCGTTACGGTCTGCGGCGTGTCGGCGTCGGCCAGCCCGTCCACCGCCAGCAGGGCTTGCGTCGGGGCGAGCGTGCCAATGGCGCGCAACATGTAATTTGCGTTGTCCTGAATCATCGGCAAGTAGCTGAAGTCGAGCCCGCCGTTGCGCATGTGCAAGTTGCTCGGCAGCGACAGATATCCGTCGCAGCGCCATGTGCCACCCGCCAGATCGAGCGGCACCTTGGCCAACGCGGCGGCGTTCATGCCGGCTTGCAGCTGTGCCCTGCTGTCGACTGTAGCACTTGGGCCGAACCCGCGAATGTCGATAAAAGGCTGGTCTGTAGTGAATACAGAACCTATGGTGCCAGTGCGATTGGCGACCACCCACTGCATGGAGGTCCCATCATTGTACCAGAGGAACAACTGACCAATGATCGTGTTCCACCACTGATCGCCTTCCAGCGGACTGACCGGCGGATCGACCGCTACAGTAATGTTCGGAACGCGCGTAGCCATGGACCCCTACCTTACTGCAGGCTCGCCACAGTAAAGCGTCGGCGGAGGTTGTTTACCTCGCCGACGCTTTAACATGAGATTGCCTCTAGACCGGGACCGGCTCGGAGACGATGATCTCGACGATGGCGAGAGGGTCCACCACCTTGTAGCCGTAGACCTGAAGCCCCCGCAGGAGCGTGCCAAAGGTGATCTCCGACCGCAGGGTCTCGACCTTGCTCACCTGCGAAGCGAACGTCAGGCCGTGGCTGTGCCCGGCATACATCACCCATTCCGGCGCGGCCAAAGCCGGCGGACCAGTGATCGGGCCACGCGGCAAGAGGTTCGACACGTAGATCGTGAAGCGATCCACCATGCCGAGCCGGCCGTTGCGCAGGATCGACTGGCTGTCGCCCGACAGATACGCCTGCCGCAGCTCCGAGCCCTTGATCATCGCCGCCGCCCACGCCGGGATCACGATCCAGCGTCCGGTCTCGGGGATGTTCTGCTCGTCGAGCACGAGGCCCGCGCGAAGGATCGCCTGAAGGATGGTAACCTGTCCGGCAACCGGCGGGGACGCCTGATTGGCGACGATGGGCACGGGCGTGCCGGTGACGCCGAGATTGATGTTGCCGGAGATGCGCCCGGCGGTGAGGCCACGGTTCTGCGCGTGAGCTTGGCCCAGCAACCCGAGCAGCACCTCGGTGTCGATGGTGATCTTCATCTGCTGCGCGGCGTCGTCCGACCAGATGCCCATCAGGTTGATGTCGGACTGAATCTCCATCACGTCGTCGAGGATTTCGTTGAAGTACTGACCCTTGTCGATGGTCAGGTCGACGATGTTGGACGCCGGTCGGTCGATGGCGAGATTTCCGCCCACGAGATAAGGCCGGATCGTGATCGTCGGCTTGGTGCGGATATGGACCCGGTCGCCCTGATTTCTGATTTCGCCTTCGTAGTCGGTGTTCGAGATCGCTGCCAGTACAGTACTGGCGTAAAACTTCTCGATCATCTTTCCCGACCAGATTTCGGGAATGAACGTTCCCGAATAGGCCGGCGAAGGCTGGGTTGAACCGGTCGGGTAGATTGGCGGGACTGTTCCCGCGCCGGCAAGAGGATAGGCCATGGAACACTCCTAGGGGGTTGCCAGCCCCCTAGCGTTCAACGGCCTCCGCTGAAGCCCATGGGGCGGGACGTGCGACTATCGGGAATGATCCGCCCTTCGTGCTGCGCCATGGAGATGTCGGCGTCGATTGCCTGCTGCTGCTGCTCTCGCCCCCGATATCGCCCGGCCGCCACGTCACGATAGAACCTCGTGATATCTTGGGCGGTGTAGGTCGGCTTCTCGGTGGGCATCTGCGAGACCGAGTGGGCTCTGCCGGGAGCGGCCAGCTGATCGAGCGACAGGCGCGTATTCAGGGGGACGCCCGGTCCGTTCGCCGGGGGCACCAGCTGGGGCTGGGCGGGCGGCGAAAGGCTGGGCGGGAAGCCCCCCGAAGCAGCGCGTGGCCCTCCAGCGGACGGGTCTACGGCAGCCTCCTCTGCGAGAAAGGCGCGGAAGAAAGCGGCCACCCGGTGGGCGTCGCCGGAGTTCCACGCCTCCTGCATAAGCTCCGATCTGATAGCACCGGAAAAAACATCGGGCAAGCGGCTCCACTGCACGAACGCCGGATGCTGGTTCAGCTCGTTCCAGTTGGGAATGATGCCGCCAATGGTGGCATTCATGCGGTTCATGAAGGCGTTGCCGACCTCGGCCTGCTGGCTGCCGAGCTGGCCGCGCAGCTGCTCGACCTCGGCCTGAAGCGGCGCGGCGACCTCGCTGGCGGCCCTGCGCACCACGTCGATGAAGTCCTCGCCGTAGTCGGCGATCTCCTGCTCGGTGAGGAGATTGCGCTGGACCGATTGGGACGTGCCGCCGTTGGCCTGCGGCGCGACCGCGCGCAACGAGGCATTCTCGTTCTGCAGCCGCGACATCTGCTCGGACATGGCATGCACGTCCGCCGCCATCTTATCGTAGCGGCCCTTCAGCCGGTTGAAGTTGCGTTCCCAGTCGGGTGGCTCTTGGGGCTGTTGAGGCGGAGCCTGTGGCTCTTGTGGAGCCTGCACCTGCTGCGGAGGCTCTTGTGGAGCCTGCGTAGCCTGTTGAGCCTCCCCTATCTGGGTCGCGACCGAGGGCTCGGCCTCGCCATTGGCTTGACGTTGAAGCGCCTCGGCGCGCTCGCCCGCCTCGCGGATCGCGCGCGGGATGGAAACATTGGTATCGACCGGGGCCGCCTGCGGCTTGTTCAGCAGCTCGGCCGATGAGGTAGGTTCAGCCATCACGACCTCTTTTCAATCTCGTTCTTCTGCTCAAGGCAGAACTCCAGACGCGCCCGCAGCTGCATCGCGAGCCATGCACGCCCCTGCGCCCCGAAGATCACGTTCGGGTCGGCGGCGATGAACTCTCTCTGATATTTCTCCTCCAATGCACGGAACGCGACCACGAGGCGACCGAACTGGTCGGGGACGCTGACCTTGAGGTCGGCCGCCGCCATGGTGATGTCGTACATCGGGTCCTTGCTCAAGGCTTGGTTTTCTCTCCCAGCGCCATGATGTCCGGCGTCGAGAGCGCGTTGCGCCCCGAAGGCGTCAGCTTGGCGTAGTTGCCAATCGACCGGCTCTCGGTCGAGCCGCCGACCAGACGGGCGAGCGCCTCGCGATTGGGAAGCAGCGCGTTCTTTCCCGTTTTACGGGCAGTCCGTAACTTGGGCGCGCCGCTCGACGTGGTGCCGTACTTCATTGTGAAGATTGTCCCGGCTTGACCGGGCGCGACCCGCTGTTGCCGAACATCGAGGTCGTGCCGCCGGAGGCGAACTTGTCGTTGCCGCCCGACTTGGTCGATCCCGAGTGACCGGGGGTCTGGGTCCCGGCGTAGTCCTTGTTGCTGGAGCTGCGCGTGCTCAACGGGTCCTTCCCGCCGGCACGGGGCGCAATGCCTGTCTTGCCGCCCCTGCCCTCCTGCGAGGAGCCGCCGGGCGTCTGGGTGCCAGTCCCCGAGAAGCTGTGCATCACGCCGGTCGGGCCGCCTAGCTTGCCCCATGAAGCCTTTTTCATAGTCATCTCCTTTCAAACCTGATAGAAAGTTCTATGGTTAGAACTGACGGCTGGTCGCTAGAAGCCAAGATTGCATACTACACCGACCGTAGAGGTCTCGACGAATGTTGGCCATGGCTCGGAACCAAAACCCCTAAAGGGTATGCCCAGCTATGGATCAACGGAAAGAACGTGCAAGTCAGCCGGCTGCTCACGAATGCACCTCCCGGTAAGTGGGCGCTACACACTTGCGACAACCCTCCCTGCGTGAACAAACGGCACCTCTACGTTGGAACTCCCACCGACAACTCCAAAGACCGGATTGATCGAGGCCGAGGAAACTTCAGGCGAGGAACACAGATACCGTGGTCAAAACTCACTGTTTCTCAAGTCAGAGCAATCCGTAAAGACCCACGCTTTGCCCGAGTGATTGCCCCTCTCTACGGCGTGTCAAAGCAAACTGTCTGGGCGGTGAAGAGCAAGACGAATTGGAAACACATCCGTTAAACACCGGCCACCCTTCTCCCCATCAGGTTAGTGGTAGGCCCCATCGACTTAGACGTTGCCGGCCCCTGCGCCGGCTGCGGCGACGCCTTGGGCGGCGCGCCGGCCGCCTTCTGGCCCGCGCCGGGCTCCTGCGGCGCACCCATGTTGGTGCCCGGCATACCCTGCATCATGGCCAGCTGCTTGGCCATCTCCTGCTGCGCCTCGATCTCGTCGGTGCTCGGCACGATCTCGTCGCCCTCCAGCCCGATGCCCTTGGACACCGCGCGCAGCACCGTGGCGCGGCCCTTCGGCCCCATGATCTGCATGTCGATGGGATTGGCGGTGAGCTGGAGAAATTCGAGCTGGCGTTGCCTGAGCGTCTCGCGCTGGACGGCGACGGCGACGCCTTTCGGCACGACCTCCTCCTGCCCCGTAAGAAGACCCGAGGTATCGGTCAGGAGTGTAATGTCGAGCAGCTCGCGCAGCGACGGGTTGACGATGTCCTCGTCGATGTTGGCGCACACCGTCTGGAGGATTTTGGAAGCATTGCCCATAAGCATGGCCAGACCAGAAGCAGTCCGACCGGCACCGCCACCCGGAGAATTGCCAGAGAGATACTTTGGTATAGCGCTCGTATCGTCGGCCAGACCGTAAAAAGCATTGAACACTCCCAGCAGCTCCTGAGAGTTGGACTGCGGTTGGAAGAAGCTGACGGCGGGCTCGGTCGAGCCCGAGACGGTCGGATTGATGGTGCGCCACCGCTTCCACGGATAAAGCTCATCCGAGTTCTCCTGCCCCGCCAGACGATCCTCGTTTATGACCACCTGCGGCCCGGACGAGATCGAAAGGTTGTTCACGACGGCGCGGAGGGTCGCGTTGCAGACCTCCTGCATGTCGCTGATGATGTCGGGGATGCCGTTGCCGATGGGCGAGCCGGGCTGCTTCTCGAACGAGGTGCAGTTGAATGGTTTCCTGCGACGCAACGATGGCGAGAGCTGGACCTTGATCAGGTACTGGCCGATCAGCCATGCCTGCACGGCGTAATCCCTCAGAGGATCGGGTATCTGCTCGGGCGTGAAGCCGTACTCCAGCAGCATCCTTCCTTGGACGTTGCCGTGGAACTCCAGCGTCGTGATCATGTACGACAGGTTCATCACCGGGTTCTCCCGGTTCTCCATCACCGAGCGCGACGCGTCGGTGCTGTCCCAGTTCTCGGTGATGCCGCCCCGGCCGTACTGGTCGAGCACGGCGCGGATGTTGGCCTCATTGTAGCCCGGCAGACCTATGAGATCATTCAGGTCGGTACGTGTCACCCGTAAGCGATGGATGAACTCGGCGCTGTCCAAGTTGGACACGCCGGGTGTCCACCAAACGTCAAATGGGGAGATGCGCTCCCACCACAGGCGCGGCTTCATGGTCGGGATCGCCTGCTGCCCGCGCCACTCGATGTCCGTCGTCATGCGGACGGTCGGACCTTTCAGGCAAGCAAAGGGGAAGGACGGCACGTCGATCAGGACTTCGCCCAGCGCGTTGTAGAAATTCCCCTGCACGAGAATTTCGTTGATCTTGTCTTCCGCTATGAGGGTCTGCTCGTGGGCGTGCTTCTTGGCGGCTTCCCGTGCGGCTTGCATCAGCTGGAAGACACGTTTCTGAATAAGGTCCGGGTTTGGGGGCTCTGGCGGCACACCGGGCGCACCCATCGCCGCCGACTGGACCTCAAGGGTAACCAGCTGCTCGATGCTCTGCAGCGCATCGTCGGGGATGACCGGATCGTCCGGCTCCTGCAGCCCCCAAGCCCGGTCGGCCCCGAGGTACACGTCGCGCAGAAGGGAAGTCGCTCCCCGGCACTTGGCGGCCGTTATACGCGCGTAGACCTCGGAGCCGCCGAACTTACGTATTTCCGCCAGCTTGGTCGGATCGTACTGACCCTGCATCGCGCGCATGCACGAGAGGAGCCTGTCGCTCCAGCCGGCTTGGGTATTCCGGTGCCGCACCATCATGTCCCACTGCTGACGGATGTAGCCGGCGAGACCTTGGAATTGGGTGGTATCGGGTAGAATCGCGTTGCGCTGGGCTTCGAGATGCTGCGCCTCGGCGGCATCGATCTGGGCGTTGCTCATCGTGCGCACGAAGCCGGGTGTAGGAGGCTGGAACGGCACAACCGTCGTGTCGACCATTCGACTATATCCTGTGGGCCGGCGTAAGATGGGACACTAAATTACGCGCGAAGGGGAAATCAGGCAATGGCCGAAACACTCATCAACGTGATGCACGTAACCGACGAAGACACCGACATCATCCACGGCATCACGGTCGGCGAGGTCGCCCAGAAGCACGTCCTGCGTTCATTCAACGTGACCAACGACGCAAAGGTCGACCTTACCAAGGTTCTCTGCGCCGCCATCATCCAGCAGATGCTCGACCTGCGCGACACGCCGGGAGCAAGCGCTGCGACCAAACGGGCGGCCTCCATCGCCATCACCCAGTGCGAGGCGATGCAGATGCAGGCCGTCAAAGCCAACTTCGTGCAGGCATAGCCATGGAAAACGAGGTGCTGGTCTCGCGCATCGCCCGCGAGGTGGCGCGCGATCTCTCGCCGGTCGACATGATCAGGATCAAGTTCGGGCTCGACGAGGATGAATATTCCCGCCTGATCAACTCGTCGATCTTCAAGACGCGGCTCGAAGAGGAGCTGGCGGTGTGGAACGCGAGCGACGCGATGAGCATCGCCGAAAGGATCAAGGCGAAGACGGGCACGATGATCGAGGAGAGCCTGCCCGAGGTGTTCGAGTGGCTGCACGACAAGAACCAGCCCATCGTCGGAAAAGTTCGCGCACTGGAGTGGGCCTCGCGCGTGTCGGGCATCGGCGAGACCGAGCGGCTGGGGCTCGCGCCCGGCGTGACCGGCGGCGGCTCGGGCATCAACTTCAACATCTTCATCGGCGGCGAGAAGCAGAGCTTCACCCAGCCCGCCGACCAGCCCCGGATCATCGAGGGCGAAGTGGTGCTCAATGACAAATCCGCTTGAGCCGGCTCGCCTGTTCATCTGCCATGGACCGCCGCTCTGCCTGCTGGAATACGAAGATGCGATAGAAGCGCAGGAGAAAGGCTGTCCGTTCTGCAGAGTCGAGCAGTACGATCCCATAGCCGACAAGTGGGCAGTGGTGCAGGACCCAAAAGAAAACTGATGAACTTCGACGCCCAGAAAGCGCACAACGACCTGATCGAGGCGCTGCTGCACCTAATGGACGGAGGCAACATGAGCTGGGTCGCCAAGCGCTACCGCTTCTCGGAAGCCTATCTCATGCGGATCATGCAGGGTCGGGGCCGGCAGAGCATCCGCAACGAGGCGCTGACCATCTATCAAATCTACCGGCAGGAGCAGCTTACGGGGAACGCGTAGATGGAAGTCAATTACTTCGCGCCGCCCACGGTCTCCAAGCTGATGCAGAGCGAGGCGTTCGTGCGGCTTATTGCCGGGCCTATCGGCAGCGGCAAGACCACCGGCCTGATCTTCGAGCTGCTCAGACGGTCCCTGATGCAGTATCCGGGGCCGGACGGCTACCGGCGCACGCGCTTCGCCATCGCCCGCCAGACGCTGTCGCAGCTCAAGCAGACCGTGCTCAAGGATATCACCTACTGGCTCTCCGGCGTGGCGCGCTGGAAGGTCTCGGAGAGCACCGTGTTCCTGAACTTCGGCGATGTGCGCTCGGAGTGGGTGCTGATCCCGCTGGAGGAGCCCGAGGATCAGCGCAGGCTGCTCTCCATGCAGCTCACCGGGGCGTGGCTGTCGGAGGGCATCGAGCTGGCCCGCGACCTCGTAGACCCCATCGCGGGCCGCTGCGGGCGCTACCCCGGCCCGGCCGATGGCGGCGCGCTGTGGCACGGGCTGGTGATCGACACCAACATGCCCCCCGAGGGCACGCCGTGGCACGAGACGATGGTGATGCCGCCCAAGGGCTGGGACGTGTTCATCCAGCCCGGCGGGCTGACGCCCGAGGCCGAGAACCTGAACTGGCTGCTGCAGACCCCCGAGACGCTGAAGCTGCCGATTGATGACCCTGTAAGAGTATCGGCCGGCAGGGCGTATTATGAGCGCGCGGCGCAATCAAAAAATACCAACTGGGTGCAGCGCTACGTCCATGCCCAGTACAGCCCCGACCCATCCGGCACGGCGGTCTTCGCGGGCGCGTTCAGGTATCCGTTCCACACCGTCGAGGACCTCGAACCGGTGCCCAACATGCCGATCTACGTCGGACAGGACTTCGGCCGCGACCCTTGGTCCGTGCTGATGCAGCCCGACATGCTGGGGCGGGTGAGGGTGCTGGAGGAGGTAAGAGCCGACGACATCGGGCTACGCACCCACCTGCGGACCAACCTCCGGCCCGCGCTGATGAACCCGCGCTACAAGGGCATGCCGGTGATCATCATCGGCGACCCGGCCGGCATCGCGAAATCCCAGTACGACGAGATCAACGCGTTCGACGTGCTCAAGCAGGAGGGCTTCACGGCCGTCTCGGCGGGTGCCAACGATCTCGACACCCGCCTCAATGCGGTGGAGTACTATCTTCTCCAGCAGAGGGGCGGTGGCCCGGCAATATTGTATGATCGTGCCCGCTGCCCCTACCTCATCCAAGGCATGAATGGGCAGTACCGCTACTCCAAGACCAATCTGGAAGTCTCCAAGCCGACGCCCGACAAGAACCGCTGGAGCCACGTCGCCGACGCCCACCAGTACGGCTGCATGGGGACGATGGGCAACGCGGCGCGGCAGGTTGCAAGGGTATTACGCGGCACCCGTAACCGGGCACCGCGCCAGATGGTCTCGGCGGCGGGCTGGACCTAGATGTCCTCGGCGGGCGGAGGCTTGAAGACGATCTCGCTGTCATCGGCGGTCGGCAAGCCGTCGAGCATGTCGCTATGCTCGGCATGAGCCGGATCGTCGATCACCGCCACGGGCAGGACAAATCGCCCATCCTCCAGCTCGACCGGCACGAGCGCGGCATGGGGGACGCTCGACGAAGGGCCGCGCACGGTCGCAGCCTGCTCGGCGGTCAGCAGTATCATGGTGCTCATACGTTGGCTCCCACCGAGGTCATAAAGCTCTGGATCGCGTTGTACTGCGCGGTCTCCTGCCCGGCGCTGAGCGCGGCACCAGCAACCAGCAGGCCGAGGGTGCAGGCGCGGGGCAAAGTCAGCACGCCGGCCGCGTTATAGCCGCCAATGAAGAAGGCGAGATCGCCGAGCGAGACGCCGAACGAGGTCGTGTCGGCAGTGCGCGGCACGGAGACGCCGTTCTTGTAGCCGACCACGGTCGATGTATCCGCGCTGCTGCGCGATCCCGCCGTGAAGCCCCGGCTGTCGGCCAGCGGCAGCGGCGAGAAGGTACCGCCAACGCCGTTGCACTCGACCGTCGCTACGCCGGCCACGGTGCGCGTCCTGATGCGCACAATCCGGTTGCCGGTCGCCGACGCACCAGCCGCGTGGCTGTTGCTCGCGACATTGGTCCGGTCGTAGACCGCGATACGCGCATTGTGCGCCGCCATTGCCACGAAGTGCGTGGCGGGGATGAAGCCGGTGTCGATGTAGCTGGTGGTGCCGTTGAAGGCATAGCCCTGATCGGTCGTGAAGGTCGGCGTGTTGACCGCCACCGCCAGCCGCCTCTGCTTGAGGCTGGTCAGCGCCTGCGGCGCGTTCTCGGCGACGAGGAACCAGTAGTCGTCGGTCAGAGCCCACGCGCCGGACGCCTTCTCGGCGGTGACTAAAGTCTCCATCAGGGCCTGCCGGCCAGCCGACACGGTGCCGCCGTTGGTCACGACGGCGGCAACCCAAGCCACGACATCGGCATCGCCAGCCGGTGGTGGGCTAGCCGGTGCCGTGCCGATCCTGCCTTTCATCCATTGGCGCAGATCATACCCCTGCTGCGTCGTGAGCGGCCCGGTGACGATGCGCGTGTTGGTGATCGCCCTGCCGAGCGACCCCGCTGTCGTAGTCGCACCGGCAAAGGTGCGGATGCGCGTTGCGATGGTAGCAGGAACGACAGCGAACTCGGCAGGAGCAAGGCCGTCGACTTCTGGCGTGTGTCCGGTCGCGGTCGTGATATGGCGCACGACATGACGGCCACTGAAGTCGACCAGCAAGTTGTTGCTGCCGCTGGTGACATTGCCGAGAGCGCGATTGACCCCGCTGACGACGTTGCGAAACACGGTGCGTGAGTTCGAGTTGGACGTGTTGCCCCATGCGCCAAGCGCGTACAGCGTCGTGTCTGCTGGCAGAGTAGGTTGATCAACGAGATACCAGTCTTCAGACGGCGTTGCGCCAGCAGGGAGGAAGCTCGGGCTGCCCGCCAGCTCCAGAAAATCATCAACGCCATCGGGCGTGATGCCCGGCCTACCGCCGAAGCTCGTGGGACTGTAAATCGGCTGCGCGGCAAGGACAGGCTGGGTGAGGCTGTAGCCGCCAACGATGTCCTTCCACGAAGATACCCGTCCGTTGCCATCGCGCGTGATCAGGTCGAGCCGCTCGGCGTCCCACCATGCGATCAGCGAGGCCCCGAGATCGAGCGGCGACCACGGCGGAACAGCCGCGCCGGCACCGCTCATGAAGCTCTGGACCGCGTTGTAGAACGCGGGTTGGCTCGCGGCCGGGATGGCGGCACCGACCGAGACGAAGCCCTCGGTGGCGGCGCGGAAGACGACCGGCGTGTTAGTCGCATCGGAGCGACAGCCGATGTAAATCTTCACGGTCGGCAATGCCGAGCCAAGCGTGCCGGGCTGCCACGGCAGGGCAGCGACGCCGTTCCTGTAGGCCAGCACGTCGGCGGCGAGCGTGCCATTGCGGCTGCCGACCGTCAGGCCCCGGCTGTCGGCGATTGTGTCGGCGAGCGGCCCGTTGGCTTGGCTGTTGAGCTGCACCGCCATTATGTTCGTGGCATTGCGCGGCACGACCATCAGGTTCTGCGTCGAGAGATTGACGCACCCAGCCGCGACGTTGCCCGAGGCAAGGTTGGTCCGCTCATAGACCGCGATGTGCATGCTCGTGCCAGTCATCGCCACGGCGTTGACGCTCGGCGTGAACAGCGTGTCGACGTAGCTCGTGCCGGCGAACGCGTAGCCTTGGTCGGCGGTGAA